AGTTAAGTATTATTTCTCTGAAATTGATATCCTTACTACGCCAGCTAAAGATATCACAATGCCTGGATCTGATGTGTCGTTTAAACTTGACAACAACACATTAAACAGATTAAGGAAAGCGTCTGCAGCATTTGGACATACAGAACTTTCTATTTCCGGAACAGAAAACGGTGTTCTTGCTCTATCGATTCTTGATAGTAAAAATAGCACCTCAAACGCATTTTCCATAGACGTCAATGGAGAATATCACGGCAGTGATTTTAACTATATCATCAATATAAGTAATCTTAAAATGATACAGGGAGATTATGACGTCTCTATCTCATCGAAGCTAATCTCTCATTTTAAAAACAGTGACTCCAATATTGAGTATTGGATCGCCTTGGAAAAATCTTCAACGACTGGAGTTTAATATGGCTGAAGAACCAAAAAAGGAAGAGCAAAAGACTGAAGCGGCGGCACCAGATCCTCATGCTCAAATTTATGAAGTCGCCAACCGTGCTGCTCGCAGTACAATTGCAGTGATTGATACCATTACACAACGTGGTGGATTCAAAGGCGAAGAGCTGTCTACTATTGGACAACTTAGAGATCAATCAATCACAGTTATTCAAATTGCTGAAAACTACCAGCAAGAACAAGCGCAGAAGTAATTACTTCTTTAATATATTATGAATCGGAGTGACTATGAAAGAAGAATATCTTTGGGTGGAAAAGTATCGTCCAGCGACTATTGACGATACAATTCTACTCCCTTCCCTCAAAACTGTGTTTCAAAATGTCGTGGGTTCCGGTGAACTTCAGAATATGTTGTTCACTGGAACAGCCGGCACTGGTAAGACAACAGTTGCTAAAGCTCTATGCAATCAACTTGGTTTAGATTATATAGTTATCAATGGTTCTGAAGAAGGCAACATTGATACATTGCGTGGTAAGATCAAGCAATTTGCATCATCTATCTCATTACAAGGTGGATATAAAGTCGTCATATTAGATGAGGCTGATTATTTAAATCCACAATCTACACAGCCTGCATTACGCGGATTCATAGAAGAATTCTCTAATAACTGTAGGTTCATTCTCACGTGTAATTTTAAAAATAGAATTATTGAGCCTCTTCATTCTCGATGTAGTCCAATCTCTTTTAATACGTCTAAGAAAGAGATGGCAACACTATGTGGCGAGTTCATGGCTCGGTGTAAAGACATCTTAGATAAAGAAGGTGTACAATATGTAGAAGGTACACTTGCACAAATCATATTAAAGCATGCTCCTGATTGGAGGCGCATTCTTAATGAGTTACAAAGACAATCTTCTACCGGAAGTATTACTTCTTCTGAATCTTCATCAACGCAATATGACAGTTTATTTGAACATCTTAAATCTAAAGACTTTAAGAAGATGAGATCTTGGGTTGTCAATAATATCGATACAGATGCATCCTCCATCTTTCGCGGAATCTATGATAAGATGACAGATAAAGTTGCTCCTAATTCAATTCCTCAACTTGTTCTTATTCTTGCTGATTATCAGTATAAGAATGCTTTTGCTGCTGATCATGAATTAAATATTGTAGCATGCATGACAGAGATTATGGCTAATGTGGAGTTTGTCTAATGCGTATTGAAAATGACATTAAGCTCGATTATAGTGATGTTCTATTCAAGCCTAAAAGATCTACTCTCGGTTCGCGTAAGAAAGTAGATCTACATAGAAAATACGAGTTCAGAAATACTGAAGCGTCGTTTCCAGATAATATAAAATGGAATCACTATGATGGCGTGCCAATTATGGCAAGTAATATGGACGGCGTCGGCACGTTTGAAATGGCATCTGCTTTGATGGAACATGATATGTTTACGTGTCTTGTCAAGACTTACACAATGCAAGAATTAGTAGCATACTTTGATGTAAGAGATAAAAGACAAGAACATGTAGCCATGTCAATCGGCGCGTCTGGCGAAGATTACGGCAAGCTTAGGAACGTGATTGAGTTGACAGATGGCGGTGTAAAATATGTATGCGTTGATGTAGCGAATGGATATCAAGAAAGGTTTAGCGAATATATAGAACAGATCCGTGTGAATCATCCTGAATTAGTTATTATTGCTGGTAATGTGGTAACTGCAGACATGACGCAAGAATTAATTTTAAATGGTGCAGATATTGTTAAGATTGGCATTGGACCTGGTTCCGTATGCACTACTAGGCTTCAGACTGGTGTTGGTTATCCTCAACTTAGTGCTGTTATTGAGTGTGCTGATGCTGCTCATGGCCTTGGTGCTCATATTATTGCTGATGGTGGATGCACCATTCCTGGGGACGTTGCTAAAGCATTTGGCGGAGGTGCCGACTTTGTTATGTTGGGAGGAATGCTAGCGGGTCATGACCAAGGTGGATTTGAAGTAGTAGATAATAAAGTCAAGTTCTATGGAATGAGTAGCAAAGCTGCTAATGATAAACACTTTGGTGGAATGAAAGAGTACAGAGCATCTGAAGGCAGAGAAGTAGAACTTCCTTATCGTGGAGATGTTAATAGTACTGTGCAAGAAATCTTAGGTGGATTAAGATCTACTTGTACATATATTGGTGCATTAAAACTTAAGCAACTCAGTAAGTGCACAACCTTTATACGTTGTAATGATACTCATAACAGGACATACGAATGAATCCATTTGAGTTTTTGAATCAAATCAATTATGGTAAGAATGATATCATGGTTGATGACCTTGTAGAAAAAGATTACAATTCTTTTATGGTGAATAGAGGATTGAGCTATTTTAATGATTCTGTCATATTCGCTAATGAAATGAATATAAATCATCACGTCGATAGTCGTTTACAATTTGACTTTCTTATAAATATAATACGGAAAAGAAAGAGGTTTTCTAAATGGTTAAAACCTCAGATTGAAAATGACGTTGAAGTGGTGAAAGAATACTATGGCTATAGCAACGAAAAGGCCCGCCAAGTCCTTCCACTACTTTCAGCTGATCAGATTAATGGATTAAGAGAGAAGGTAAAAAAAGGTGGAAGAAAAAAATGAATTCGTAGAATGGGATCCGAGCAAGATGCTCGAAATTACCTTAAGTGAACCTGACGACTTTCTTAAAGTTAGAGAGACTCTCACAAGAATTGGTGTTGCTTCTAGAAGAGAAAAGAAACTTTACCAGTCTTGTCATATTCTTCATAAACAAGGAAGATATTTCATTGTTCACTTTAAAGAATTATTCTTACTAGACGGAAAGAAAGCGAATCTTGAAGAATCAGATGTCGCTAGAAGAAATACTATTGCTACTCTGATGAGTGATTGGGGACTACTGTCCATCACAAATTCAGCAGTCACAGAAAACAAAGCACCTATGAGACAGATTAAGATCATACCTTTCAAAGAAAAGGAACAATGGGAGCTTTGTCCGAAATATAATATTGGCACAAAAACGTAATTTTTTTCTCTTAGGGGTTTAAATTTACGTGTGAAGTATTATATATAGTCTAGGATGCCGCGAAAGCGGGTCCTACATTTCAACCTTGCTTAACAATAGGAGGTATATATGGTAAGCAATACATCTGCATTTATGTTCCCTCGGAACGCATTTCTTGGTTTCGACCACATCTTTGACGAGCTTGAGCGAGTCGCTACGCACGCTAAAGATTCTTATCCCCCACATAACGTCGTTAAGACATCAGAGACTACGTATCAGGTAGAGCTGGCAATCGCTGGTTTTTCTGAAAGTGATCTAGACATTGAGACTAAAGATCACGTTCTTTACATTAAAGGTAATAGAGAAGCGCGTAGAGATCAAAATGAGTATGTTCATAAAGGGATTAGTGGTAGAAAATTTGAAAAGTCATTTCGATTGTCCGAATATACAGAAGTGTCCGGAGCAAATCTAAAGGATGGGATTTTGACTGTCGATCTTGAAGTCGTCCTGCCTGAAGAGAAGCGTCCTCGTAAAATTAAAATTAATACAAACGAGGATACAAATGACAGCAATAGCACTAAGAAGCCTGAACTTCTCAACGAGAGCGCTTGAAAAGTTCTTAACATTCTTAAAAACTTTCTTAGCAAGAACAATGGTCGGGTTCATGTACGCTCGACAACTTCAAGCTAATAGACAAATCGCACGAGATTTGATTCATGAGTACAGGGCAGCCGGTTATACAGAGGAAACTCTGTATCGCGAACTGTGTGCAAAAACCAGTAATGACCCGGTGTACAAACGGAAGTGATTAAGATCTACTAAAAAAAAGAGGGCTTTGTCCCTCTTTTTCCTTTACATTCTCTAAAATTTGTGGTAGAATATAATTATACATAATGGAGCTACATGGCAGTGCAAGCATTCTACACTAACGTTTCTCGTTACGGCAACAGCCTTTTATATCGTGGCTATAGCTATGATGGTAAACGTATTCAAAAGAAAGTACATTTTAAACCTACGCTATTTGTTCAAACAGATGGTAGGCCTACTGTATCAAGAACGCCTTGGTATTCTCTTGATAATAAAAAAGTTGAGCCTATCAAGTTTGATAACATGCGTGAGTCTAAAGAATTCATAGAAAAATATAAAGACGTCTCAAACTTTAAAGTGTATGGCAACACTAATTACATACACCAATATATCACTGAAACGTTTCCTAATGAGATAGTCTTTGATCCTAAACTAATCACTGTATGTAATATTGATATTGAAGTTGCGTCTGATGATGGTTTCCCTTTTCCAGAAGATGCAGCTCATCCGGTAATATCAATTGCATTAAAATATTCTAACTCTCAACATTATCATGTCTGGGGTCTTGGAAGTTATGACCCTGGATCTAATCCTGTTCTTTATCACAAGTGCGATAATGAACATGACTTGCTTGATAGGTTCATGGCATTTTGGTCAAATTATCCTCCTGATGTTATAACCGGGTGGAATACAAGATTGTTTGATATTCCTTACCTTATAAATCGTGTTACTAGAATTCAATCAGCCGAAGCCGTCAAGCAGCTTTCACCTTGGAACATGGTGAATTACAAACAGCTCGCCATCAAGGGCAAAAAGATGGATACTTACGATATAGTAGGTACTCAACAACTTGACTATTATGACTTGTTCCAAAAGTTTGGTTATTCTTACGGGCCTCAAGAATCTTACAAACTTGATCATATAGCTAACGTTGTCCTTGGTGAGCGAAAGCTGTCTTATGAAGAACATGGTAATCTTCATACGCTATATAAGAATGATCATCAAAAGTTTATTGAGTATAATATTAAAGACGTTGAATTGGTCGATCGTATTGATGAAAAGATGGGTCTTATCAATCTAGCCTTGACCATTGCGTATAAGGGTGGTGTCAATTATCAAGATACTTTTGGCACTACTGCAATATGGGATTCTATTATCTACAGAGCTCTAAATGAAAAACAAATTGCCATACCTCAAAATCAAGACAAAGCAAAGGGATCTTATCCAGGAGGTTTTGTCAAAGAGCCTATGTGTGGTAAACATGATTGGGTGGTTAGTTTTGATCTTAACAGCCTTTATCCCAATCTTTTGGTTCAGTACAATATGTCTCCCGAAACTATAAGACAACGTGTCACTGATGTGAATGTCTTTGATGTAGTATTTGAAGGTGGCACTATAGTTTCAACAAACTCAGTTGCTGCTAATGGATCTACATTTACTAATGAATTTCAAGGAATTGTCCCAAAAATCATTGTTGACTATTACAATGAACGTAAAGAAGTAAAGCATATGATGCTTTTAGCCAAGCAGTCCTATGAAGAAAATAAGACTCCTGAGTTGGAGAAAGAAATAAATCAGCTTGAAAACAAACAGATGGCTATTAAGATTCTTCTTAACTCTCTTTATGGCGCGCTCGGTAATCAATACTTCAGATATTTTGATATGCAGATAGCTGAGGCTGTTACATTATCTGGTCAACTTGCTATACGTTGGGCTGAAAAGATCATGAACAAAGCTATGAATGAGGTAATGAATGATGGAAGATCCGAACAAGCACAGACCGATTATGTTATTGCTATTGATACCGATAGCCTTTATATTAATTTCGGTCCTTTAATTGAAAAATTTAAACCTAAGAATCCTGTCAAGTTTCTTGATCAAATATCTGAAGATCACTTTACTCCTAAGTTGACTGAAGCATATGATGATCTTGCTAAAAGTATGAATGCTTATGAGAATCGTATGGTTATGGCTCGTGAAGCAATTGCAGATAAAGGGATATGGACAGCTAAGAAAAGATACATACTGAATGTTCATAACAATGAAGGTGTACAATATGCAGAACCTAAACTTAAGATCATGGGTATTGAGGCTATCAAATCAAGTACACCTGAAGTTGTTCGTGGTAAGTTTAAAGAAGCATTTAAAATATTGATTGATGGAGATGAAAGTACTACACAAAAATTTATTGCAGACTTCAAAGAAGAATTCTTTAATCTACCTCCTGAAGCTGTGTCTTTTCCAAGAAGTGTAAGTAATGTCAGTGAGTTTGTAGATAAGAAGACTGTGTTTAAAAAAGGTACACCTATCCATGTTCGAGGATCAATACTTTATAACAATGCTATCAAAGATCTTGCTCTTGAAAAGAAATATACTAAAATTCAAAACGGTGAAAGAATCAAGTTTTGTTATCTTAAGATGCCAAACTCTCTTCATCAAAATGTGATATCTTTTCCTGATTATCTTCCGCAAGAAATGAAGATACATAAGTACGTAGACTATGAAAAGCAGTTTGAAAAAACTTTCTTAGATCCACTTAACATAATACTAGAATCAATAAACTGGTCAGCAGAAGAACAGGCCACACTAGAGGATTTTTTTGCATGAACATAAGTAGAAAAGAAAGAGCAAGTTGGTATATTCCCGGCAAGACACCT